TATCGGTATTTAGTTGATGTATTTTTTGAGGTAATGCCATAGTGACTCCTATATGGTTTTTTAAATTTTCTATATTTTTACCACAAACTGAGCATTGTGGCACTTTGATTGTTTTTTGCTCCCTAACTGTAATCTTCTGTTGAATATCTGCCAAATATTTGAACTTGTAATTTCACCATCTTTTATACATCCTTATTTTTTCATTAAATCTTTCAGCAGCACAATATCCCCATTTTCATCAACCAGGTCGTCAAACTTGATCTTGCCTTTTTCCAGCAACTCAAGCCGATTTGGCCCGATCAGACTTTCTTTATATTTCCGATCCCGCGTTTCAAGGAAATCCTTGAACTTTCCCTGAAATTGTCCAACGTCGATAATATGCCGTGTGCCGCCAACATCGATATTAAGCTTGCCGTCTCGTTCCGTGTATAGCCTTGCCATTTCTTCCAGTTCTGGTATGTTCAAGCCAAGTTCTTTGTATGTTTTTGTCCGACACTGTAGGAAGCACCTACACCGTGGATGTAGCGGTGGCCGGATATGCGGTTCATTAATCGGCCATGATCTGCCATCGAGAGCCGCACACCTAAGACACGTTGATGATCCGCTTTTCATCGAAACTTCCAATGTCGCGCACCATTCTTCGCTTTCAACAATATCGGCATTGGCTTTATACACGCTTTCAGCCGCCTTATTATTCACCTCAGCCACATACGTTCGTGTCAGCGTTATGGCGTCCCGCTTCGTGATATCAAAGCCCTGTTCGATGCGTTTCACTAATCCTTTGTATCCCTCACCCTGCAAATATCCATTTGTGATTTCATCCTTGATATCATCAAATAGATTATGCTGAAAAGTTCGGCTTACCCAATCGTTCAGTAGATGCCCGCCCACCGGCGTCCCCAATATCATTGATTGAAGTTGAGATGCCGATACTTGCACAAAATTAAAGCCGACCGTTTCAGCCAATTTACCATCGAATGATAAAATATCCCCGTATTCCTTAAAACTTAACTCCCCGGCTACGGCTGACGCCTGATAAATATCATTCGTTAATTGATATTGAATACCGAGCGTCATGTCGCTGAGTTCTTCCAGTAGCTCAATCTGATGTTTCTGAATCGCGTAATAATCGGCTCCGGGAGCCAGTACTGCCATCCGATCCAGTTCAAGCACAATTTCATTTCGAGCTTTATCCAGTGTTTTAAGAATTGTCTTTAACGTCTCGACCTGATAAGCTTCAAGTTGGTATTGCCATATTACCTGACGCGCCAACAAAATCAAATCCTTCAAATCATTTCCGGCCATGAAAACTCCAATCAAAATTACATCAAAACGGAAAAAGAAAATTGCCGAATACCTGAAAAGCATCGGCAAGAAAAAACGGAAAATTAATGGTAAGAAAGGTTCACAACTTCACCGTCCCTGATATAAACGCCGATGCATTGGAAATACCACGGATTACCGGGGTCTTTCCACTTCTGGCATCCACGCATAACACCGAACAGGCTTTTTGTGTACCACATAATATCTGTCGTGCCGGATGCGGACTCGTAAACATCCCAATCACCACCAGCACCCCACATATCGAAAAGCTCGGCTTCTGTGCAGCCGATATACGGATTCCATGCGTTCCTCGCTCGGATTTGCTCCATACTTGCACAACTACAAAATATCAAGCATAAAGCAACCACCAATAGTATTCTTGTTTTCATAATTCCTCTCCTGTCTCGATTACGAACCCAACTTCACCACATTTACACCCAAGCCCGGCATTCACCAGGCGGTTAATTATCTCAAAAACTGTTTAGCCGATTCCAGGTAAAACAACTGTTGCACCGGTGTACCATCGCCATGTTTCTTGTTCGTATCTTTCAGCACCGTATATGACTTACCTTGTTCCGTTGATCGCCAAAACAGTTTATCTTTGCTGTCTCGGAACGATTCAACGATACCAGCATCCTGCATGGCTTTGTTGACCTTCTGGCCGGATAAGCCAAATTCTTTACCGAGAGCGGTAGCTGTATAATGCCGCTCCTGCTTTTCACAGATCAAAGCCGTTGCTCCGAGCAGTTCAAGGCAATTCACACCATCAACTTTTTCAACAGCTCTGTTTACAGATAGTGAAAGTTGATTACCAGTTAAGCCGACATCCTCCGCTATGGATTTGAAACATTTCCAGTGGCCAGACACACGTTCAATATTATCCGTACCAACATTATACTCACCGGTTTTACGGATTGTAGGGAGGACGTCTTCAAAAACCCAATCTTGAAACTCTTCGGCTTTCGGCATTGTTGATCTCATGATGAGACGATATAAATCATATTCTGGAATAATTTTAACATTCTGAATGCCACCTGCCGTGGGGAGGCGGTAAAGTACCGCCCCCTTGCAGTATGATGAAATAGCATCTTTTGGTCTGGCATATTGCAATTTTGATGCAACCTCATTCCCGACAAACCACACGCCACCATTCCTATCTGTTAGCAAACCAAAGGGGCGGGCGTAGCGAATCCAGCCGCCGCCTTGTGTCCTCCGCCTCCGTGCTCCCGGCAGAGTTCGGCCACGTCGAAATCCCCCCGCGAGCGCAGCGAATAGCTCCGCTGGCCGTCTCCCCGGTCGCAGTACATCACCGCGAACGGCGCGTCAGGGTGAGCTTTCAGCAGTTCGTGCCCGACCTCGGAAATGTTGGCCGAGCAGTTGACCACCGGGGCTGAGTGCCCGAAGAAGTCAATGACCCGCGCATCGCGGAGGGCCGTCTTGATCTGGTTGTCCCGGAATGCCTTAATCGCCGTCCCATCCGCCACGGCGGTTGGCAGATCGAAGCGGTCCCACACCTCGAAATCCCACGGCAGCGATGCAATGTAGAGGTTCACCTCTTCCGAGTGCGGCAGCTCGAATTTCCACAAGTCGCGGTCCTGCACATAGCGGAGGATCGACGGCACAGGCCAAAACGGGTTGCCGTGCTCCCAGGCCAGAACAGCCCCGCTTTTGTTCATGTCGAACTTGGCGAACATCAGCCCGGCCAGTTCCTTTTCTGCCGTCTTGTGGTGGTCAATGACCACGATGGAGCCAACCCCGAACCTGCGGGCCAGTGCCAGGGTGGTTTCCCGGTCATACGAGAAATCCACGATATACAGGCAGTCCGTTTCCTCCGGCAACTCCGGCACGGGTTGCCCGTACTGCACAGGGATGAACTTGGCCTCCTGGTCAAACGTCTTCCAAAGGGCGTAAGCTGCCCCGAATCCATCGGCGTCTGCATGGTGTAAAACGGTAATCATCTGAAATTGCTCCTTTCTACAAAGGCTTTGCTAACCATACGGTCAACCGGATCGGCGCGAAAAGCCACGCCTCACCGGTTACCTTTATCGTTAGAAGCCGGATGAAAGCCCATCTTTCGTTCGGCTTTGCTTTTTTGCGCTAAAATATCACGTATCACCCCCTTTATCCTTCAAATCGTCTTCGGTTTCACCATGCCTTGCTTGCTGCCTTTCACGATCAAGCGCAGCCTTATCTTCCAGCCCCAGTGCATTCAAAAGCGAACGTCGGAACACATCGGAAAAGTTGATATTGTTCAGCTTGGCTAAATCAACGATCCAACCCTCAGCCCGCACCGTTACACTCTGTTTTTTCACGCTGGCCGGTTTCTTTTTGCGACCAGCCCCTTTCGGATTCTTTGTAGTTTTCTTTGCCATTCCACCTCCCGTAAAATAAACCTTTCATTATATATACACTATTCGCAATAAAAACAAAAGTATTTTTTATGTTTTCTGTATATTATTTTTTCTATCTTTTTTTAATTTTGTGCTTGCATTTTTTAAACAGATGATATAAGATGAATTTAAACATTGAGGGAAAACAACTTTTAAAGGAGGCCACCATGCCACCGTAGAGGGGCAATATGTTGACATATTGGATGAAGACATGGATACATATCATGATGATATAGTGAACGAAATATTGAGCGAATAAGGAGGCAACACAATGGAACCAAAACTCGGAGCACCGCAAACCTGCCCGGTATGTGGGATCAGTATGGCAGAAATGATGCGGCGCATTTTCGACACTTATTTTGAACTTGAGAACACTGGAGATAAAAATGATTAAACTTATCCAAGGTGATTGTCTTGAAAAAATGAAAGATATTGCTGATGGGGATATTGATGCTGTAATTACAGATATACCTTACGGAACAACAGCTTGTAAATGGGATTCTATTATCCCGTTTGAGCCAATGTGGGAGCAACTGAAACGCATTATAAAGAAGAAAGGAGCAATAGTATTATTTGGAAGCCAACCTTTTACAAGTGCGTTAGTAATGAGCAATCCTAAGATGTTTAAATATGAGTGGGTGTGGAATAAGAAAAAGGGTGGCAATCCACTATTGTCAAAAAAACAACCAATAAAAATTACGGAAAATATAGTTGTTTTTTCAGAGGGTAGAACAAACTATTATCCGCAGATGACACCAAGAGAAAAACCAGTAAGGCGGGGAAAAAATAAAGGCACAAAATCGGCAACAACAAATAATGCTTTTACTGAAGATAAAGAATACACGGAATACTACCCCAAAAACATTATTGAAATATCCAATGCATCGCAAATAAATAAACTCCATCCAACCCAAAAACCAGTAGCCCTTATGGAGTACCTTATCAAGACCTACACCAACGAAGAAGAAACCGTGCTTGATTTTACAATGGGCAGTGGAACAACAGGTGTGGCGGCGAAGAAATTAAATCGCAATTTCATAGGCATAGAACTTGATCCTGAATATTTTGCCATAGCCGAAAAAAGGATAAATGAAACACAAATTGAATCTTGACAATCATTAATCTATTAAGCATAGGCGTTTCCGTCAGGATGATTTAGATGCTTATATGGGAGTTGAGGAAGAGAAGCAAGAAAATTTGACTGTGATTTATGCCCGATGTTCAACCGCAAAGCAGAAAGAAAATCTTGAACGACAGAAAGATAGATTGAGAAAACATGCCGAATCCAAAGGCTACAAGTATATGATGATTGATGAGATTGCCAGCGGGATAAATGAGAAAAGAAACGGCATACACAAATTAATCAAGATGTGTTTTGAAGGTAAGGTTGAACGGATACTGATTGAATACAAAGATAGGCTTGCCAGATTTGGCTATGAATATCTGGATGCTATTTTCAAGAATCTTGAAATCACAGTTGAAGTAGCGGAGAAGAAAGAAAAGAAATACGAAGAAGAATTAGCAGAGGATATTATGAAAATTCTCACCTGTTATTCTGCCCGTTTTTACGGAAGAAGAGGTGGTAGAAAGAAGAAAAATAAGGCTGAGAATGAGCCTGACGAATCTAATGGAATTTAAAAAGGAGGATTGGGCTCTCATAGAAGTATTGCGGGCATTGCTCGCATCAAGGCCAAACGGTCCGATGAACCCAGCAACAAAGAAAACTGTCAAAGAATTGATTCAACAACTCAAAAAAGATATAGATCGAACATCATAATGTTTCACGTTAAACATCGCGGGCGGGCTTTAAACACTTGTCCGCGACCCCGTTAAGATACCTGACCCTATCCCGCCAAAATTACTGGAATACGAGTCTTTTTCAATCAGCGCAACGATATCTTCAACGTCTCGGCCATCGTTGATAACTCCACGGCTTTGCAGCTCTTCAAGGACGGTACGCCGATCAAGCAAGCCGGATTTAAACGCCTCAAGCAGCACACGCACATCAAAATTAGCCAAAGCAAGACTGAAATCAGTGTTGACGGTTGCGCTACCGGAATGCTGAATATTCATTATTTCGCAAGTCAATTCAATCGCCGAATTTAAAGTGTCTTGCAATTCAAGGGCGCAGGCGTTCAAAAAGCTGCCGGTCTTGCTACCTACCATCGCTCGCTCAGTAGCCGTGATGTTACCAGACCGATTTTGCGTAATGAGATCAAGCCCCCATAAGGCCATTTGCATCTCAAGTCGGTCAAGGTCTTTCCATCCGGATTCTATCGCCGCCCCTGAATGTTCAACATATCTCAAGTCCGCACTGGGACTGTCGGCATGGATCAAGTTTTTGGCCGAGATAACGACCTGCCCGTTATCGTTCGTGTTCAATTCACGACCGAACAAAATCGGCACCCTGGCAACATGCAGGATATTGTTTTGATCTGACGACGAAATCCAGTGTCGCTGATTCAACTCGGCAAGACCTTGAAGCGGCGGCACAGCAGCCATCCACGATTTCTTTCGGCCTGCGAAATAGGTGATCATGGGGATTTTGTTTAACCCGGTTGTCCCATTATCGTAAACCACCCAACCGGATTTCTGATCACTGCCTTTGCGATATACAGTCCAGATTCCAGCCTCCAAGACTCTGATTTGCTCAATCGTCTGCTCGCCAAACTCGCCAGATGGCTCCCTAACGGTTTCTTTGATGCGAACTTGTGTCAGAGTTGGGACACCGCCCGATATTTCAACTCTACCACCGATCAGGTTTTTAGCAGGGATATGCACCCAATACGGACGCCGACCTGCTTTCTTGTCTTCGGCTGCAGTCGTTCGTCTACCATCCGGCAATGACGGCAAATCGACCAGGATATGCCCGATTCCGTCAATCAGCGATTGCGCCAAAAACTCCCGACTAAATCGCGTCAGGTTGCGGCTTTCCATGTCGATATTGAACGCTAAATCATGGATGTCTTGTGGCGTATCTCCCGACAGCACAACCGGCTTATCAAACACCTCTCCTGCCATGATGTCCCGCGTTCGTTCCAGTCCGCCGAAAAGAAAAGACCGGTTGATTCTTGATACATAATCAGCATATTGCTCGCCTTCTTCACGCGGCAGAAACTTTTCACCAGCTTCCCGCATCCCGTCCGTACCCTTTAAAAGGGTATGTGAAAGCTCAAGTTTATCCATCATATCAATATATTCTCCAGATGGGATAGCCGGATTGTTTTCTTTTTGCATTATAGCCTCAATGTTTGCGTTCTGGCGGTTACTTTTCCAGCAATCGGGAATTCAACGTTGGTATAGTAGCGCATTGCCGTTGTAATATGCTGGAATTCGGAATCTTCCTCTTGGAAAGTAGAGCCTTCTTTTAATTGTACCGTCGCCAAACCACGATCTGTGTATTTACATCTTTGAGGGTTAACAAACAAAGATCGCTTTCCAGTAGCGTCGCATATCTTAGCTCTCAAACTATTTTGGCCGTCTTTAATCGCACCATTAGATCTTGGGACCCGCATTCGCACACGGAACCCCTCTTTTTTTAAAATACGTTCAATCTGCATATAATCCGAAGCATGGCCGTGTTTTTCGCCAACATGCCCTGATGCATCACCATATATATAAACTGGAATGTTTTTATAATCCTTATACCGTTCACAAAATTCATAAGCGGTCTGTTTGGCCACAGCACTTTTTAATATGATTTCATCCACAGCAAAAACATCACCGTTATCATCTTGTTGCAGAATTGCAGAGCTTAACGGCGTGAAGTTGAAATCATGAGTCCAGATAATATGCCCCATCTCAGGCGAAAAAACTCTATTGGTGTGATTCTGCTCAGAATAATCGCTATAAACTTTTAACGTCGGCTCAGAATTCCCATATTTATTGAGGATAAAAACATCGACCCATTCTTTCGGTTTACCTGGAAGCTGCTTAAAATAGTAATCATATCCGATAGAATGATTTTCAATATTCTCAGCATCAGGATTAGGGATATAGTCTTTATCTTGAAACAACAAAGCAGGTGGCTGGTTGAAAAATTCGTAATCATCCGGGAGCTGCTCTTCCGCCAACTTATACCACCAATTATCCACATCGGGACTGTTGGTATCCATGATCACACCTGACCAATTAAAACCGCCCTGTCGTTTCGCCGGATATCGATTAACACGACCGGTTGCCATGTTCAAAATAGAAACCGGCACCTCTGACGCCTCATTGATCCAGACACCTGTTAACTCTAAAGATTTCAATTTCTTGACATCTTTAGGCTTATCAAGTGCCAAAAATATCAAATCGCACTCAACGACAGTTCCATCTCCGACCGGGAAACTGAAAAAGCCAGTGATAGGATGACCATAAACAATTCTTGTCAAGTCACCGAACCAATCCAGCCATGTTTGAATCGTCGTTGACCTCAATTCACCGTAGGTTTGAGAGCACCATAGAGCCTTTCCATTGCGACGAACATAAATTTTATGTGTAGGAACTTCAATGCAATACACCATATCGTCGTAATGTTTTTTATACCATCCAAAATCTTTTTTGCATTGACTCTTTGAAGCCTTGAGTAATGGTCTATGTTTTTTAGGTGTTACAATCGTAATGCAATAATGGTCATAATTACAATTAAAGCCACCGGTCTTATTACCAGCGATACCTTTTAATGCAATATTCGCAACCAATCCCGCCCTCAACGCAATTTCCTGAAAATCATCCGCTAACTGCTTGTTTGATGTACACAAAAACCTTGTATTACCTTTTGAGTATCCGTTACCCAAATGAAAACCATCGATGAAAGCCTGTAAATGATGTTTTGGAGCATTCTTCAACCATTGCGGAGCAAATTTATTGTAAGACTTTCCAAGTTTAGATAACATTTCAATTATGGGTTTTGTATCATCTGTAACAGACAACCTATATGTCAAACAGTCACCATCTGGCCTCGCAGCCACAGTATATGGCAGATTTGCACTTACAAATAACTCCTCAGGATTTGTTCTTGATGGGTTTTGCGTTATAACGCATTGATGCCTTGTATAACCATCTTTGCATTCATATTTTCCGCAAGATCCCGCAGCATACCAAAAACCCAGCCACTTAAAAAAATCAACGGAATACCCAGGATCTACACCTACCCAATCTGCATCTCTTTTTACCCTATAGCCAGTTTTATTATAAATATCTTGAGCTTTATAGAACGCATATTCTCCCCAGACCTTTTTGCGTGTTTTAACTTTTGATGCCAACATTCTATGGTCTGGAGTCACGAGAAAATCGACGCCCTCATTTTTAAAGCCAATCATCTCGCCTTCATATCTTTCTTTAAAATAATAAGTCGGCTCTACAAATTCTGTGCTACCGTTATCATTTAACTGCGCTACCTTCTCGCCGGGCGCTAAATCTTTAAAGAGCTTCCATCCGTTTTCGGTCAACAGTTCTGTTTTTTTGTCATAACAGTTCCTCACAACGGCCCATTTCGACCGTCGAACACCATTAAATGATCGTTGCTTTAATGCTCTATGAAAAACTTCAAAGCAACAGCCTACAGATTTCCCCGACCCAATCGGCCCCCGAACACCACGAACAAAAGCATCGGAGTGATGGAACCTTGATATCGTCTTAACAGCATTATATTCAATAACCGGCATTACTTACCATCTCCGAAATCGATGTTCAGCGTAAACCGGTCTTCCTTTGACACAATATTCTGCTTATCAGACTGCCCTAAATATTGTTTCCCAAGCCAAATCAGCATTGAAACATTGCCATTCGACGCAACTTGAAACTGCGATCTTCTCAATGATATCTTGCCCTTACAAGCCTTTTCGCGGTAATAATCCGCAAATTTCATGCTTTTTTCTTCAACACATCGACGTTCTATCGTATCTTCAGAACAATCAAACCATGATGCAATTTCGCGGAGAGTACACTGCAAATAACACAGCTTGTCAAACTCTTCCCAATTAACTTTTATTTTTTTCGGGCCACGTTTTGCCACGGGTTACATCTCCGTTATTTTCCGCTTAATTAAATCGCCATTCACGTATTGCTCAAAAACAGGTACGCCGATCTTACGCATCAAATATTCTTTATCCTTCATGGATGGACAAACAACCGTAAAATAAAAGCTGCCGGTTTGTTCATCTTTCAGCTTTTCAGTACTTTTATCTCTGTGATCTTTGATTTCCTTGATCTTTTCCTTTGTGGCTTTAACTTCTTTCGTATCTTAACACACAATATTTATAAAAGAACGTTTTCGCTTACAAAAAAGCCACCGTCTACACGCTTAGATGTGGCTTTTTTTGCATTTCGGATGCCGCCTTGATTACAGTTGACCGACAACGAAATATCGCCCGTAAAGCCGCTTTCAAGCTGATTCAACAATTCTTGTTGGAATCGACTCATAATCGTTTCAACTTTTGATCGTTTTCTCATTCAAAATCCCAAGTCTCCCCCGACCGAGCGAACAAGACTTTTTTCAATATTTTCTAACACTTACAAAAACACAACGTTTAGTGTGTTTGGCGTGTTTCAACACGGGTGATTCGTTCGCCATGTTCATCAAGCCGCCGATCATGATCGTTGAGCCGTGTTTCTGTCGTAGTTTTATCAGCGAAACAGCGAGGTAGATTCGATATGCACTCAAACTGAGTCGCCTCTACCTTACCCAAACGCGCTTTAACGCTGTCATATATTGTTTTGCCGAGCCATCCGAGCAGTGCACATATGCCGCCGCCTGCAACAGTGATGATTGACGCGACAATCGCGGGATTTTCCATGTCGATCATTTTTTTATCTTTTCTGCTATTTTTTCACCAGATCGCCCCAGGACGTACCCTCCCACGCCGAGCTTGAGCAGTTGCCACATATCCGGCGGGATATCCGCAGCCGGAATCGAAAATATCGGTACGATGATATAATTGTGCACAATGATATATGTAAACGAGAGCATCAAGATCGGACGCCAGGATCTCTGTAGCCAGTTACCCGACAACTCAGATATCAACGGCTGTAATTTCATTTCGAGTTCTTGCAATCCGCCTTGCTGCTCGAGCTGTAATAGTGCCAACTTTGCTTTCTCGCGCTCGTCTTTGTCCTGATACAGCTTATCAAGCAGCGTTGAGCCAAAATTTAAAATTGAACCGACCGGGATCATCTTCTCAACCTTTATATTGATGCCTGTTTATATTAAATATCGCACAAATCTATAAAAATTTCAGTAGTTTATTATCGCATTTCAGAAATATGGAATTTTTTAAAAATATGTGTTTTTATTCTTGACAGGTACGCTTAAAGCGTATATATTGAACTTAACAATGACGGAAACGTTAACAAAAAAAGGATATTGGGTATGAGATATTACAGATATAACAAAGACGATTGGGACTCAAAAAATGAAATGACCAAACAAATTGCCCCCGCAGTCATCAAACGGCTGCGGGAAAATCAAGGCTGGACACAACGGGAATTGGCAGATCGGTGCGGGGTATCAATTCGCACTGTCGAGAATTGGGAGCAGGGCAGAACGAAACAATCTGGCCCGGCTCTGCTGATACTAAAAAAAATAATTGAGAATAAGTCTTGACAGATACGCTTTAAGCGTATATATTGAACTTAACAAACCAAACCCATTAACAAAAAGGAGATTGAAATGGAAAATTTATGGAATGAATCTATTTTCGATAATGTTGAAGGCGAAGAGCTTGAAAAACTCAACCGTGCTTTTGAGCGCGGAGATCTCGCGGATTATGAACCTCAGCCGAATGACCTCTCAAAAATGTCAGAAGAGGAAGTCATTGAGCACGCACACGCTACCAGAGACGCATTTTTGAAAAGTCGTTAAAAAAAAGTAGGAAAGTTGAGATTAGAAACCGGAGCAGAGACCCTTTCTCTATCCGGTTTCGCTTTTTCAAGTTAGCACAAAACACCCGAAAATACAAGAAATATCACCTATTTATGCTTATTTCTTCGCGCTTTTTCATGCCTGCCTGAATGATATAATCAGGAATTTCCTCATCGGTTACAAATGAAAACCGACACTTCGGACAAAGCCTTGTTCGCTTTGCGACCGTATCGTAATTCTGCGTTCCCCACACACGCAGTTTCGTCCCACAGACCGGACATAACATATCATCCCTCACGCATCATTTCTTCAAGCCGTTTTGCCCTGTTGCCCACCTGAACAGCCCACCTTGAATCCATCATTTCATCCGCCGCGGCATCGAAATCTTTACGCTTAATCGCAGCAATCATTTTCTTGAACTGCCGGAACCGTGACGGCCCCAGGTTAAAACGCATATTTACCAAAACACGCTGGCGCACAGGTGACAGGTTGTAATAATCAATATCATCAATCGTTAGTAAATCCCCGATGCAATTATGAATATCATTTCTGAGCAGATATCGTGCTTCATCTTCTGAAATGCCAATATCCTCAATATTTCGGCCCACTCCGATTGTTAACTTCCCGGCACTGCACAGATACGGTTTCAGTACCAACCCTTCATCACGTTCTATTTCTTCTTCAATCTTTATAAAATTCATTAAAAATCCCTGTATCTTTTTGGGAATCGAATTACGCGCACGAGCGCCATCATGCCCGCAATATCAGCAGGATCAAGCTGTGACACATCCAGCGCTCGCCCTTTATCGTTTTTGTATTCACATTGCCCGCAGCCCAAATCCAACGCATCGATACGCGCCGCTTTATCTAAACACTCAAGATAAAAACGGCAGTCAGTATTTCGCCACGGAATCCCCGGCTTTTTCTTCATTCGATAATCATCGTTTTTTTGATCACAGCATTAAAACCTCTACCTCTCATCATATCCCGATAATTTCGGGCCTGATGTAGACCATCGAACGTGCCTAAAAACATCTCAATCATGACGTTAAACGGCGTGTCTGGATTCGGCTTTTCGATCTGAACTTCATACCGCATCATGCAATCACACCCGTTTTTTTCTCGTTGTCGGCATCCTCAAGCACAAAGTCCGGCTCGGGATTCATCGATCGGAAGATATCTCCGGCAATCCCGACATATCCCGCTTGGTCATCATAATTGTCAATTTTCCCCGCCCCAGTTAACTGCCGGGAATGTTTGTATAATCCCATCATTTGTGCGACGTTGAGCGGAGACAGCAAGGTTGACAATGTTAAAACGATCTGACATTGCATATCATGGGGGATTAGTGCCGAAGATTCTGTAAGCCTGTTTTTAATGAGCTGTTTCAGCGTTGCATTCCAGTGGTCTGCGATAACGTCGAAACTGTTTTCCGGCTTACCGTACTGGTCACATCTTTCCCCGTTGATAATTTCAAGTGCACGTCTCAGGCTTTCGCCTCTATCTGTAATTTGCATTTCCACCTCTTTCGGATCACCTTGTTTTTACATCAAAATCAGGTATTTATGATTATAAACAGGCTTTTTTATCGGTTTTCAGATCCTGCCGACAGATGCAGAGACACATCAGTATCGTGGTTGATCCGACTACCCGTTACCGTTGCCTGCCCTTGATATTTGCCGTCATAAGCCATGTCGCATCCTTCAACTTTTTTAAATCTGATTTGAGCAATACGACGACCCGGAGTTAAAACGATAACGCAATTTTTTGTCAGGTTCTTGATTTCGAGCGTCACGTGGCCTTCGAACCCTGGGTCACAGAAACCAGCCGTGCAATGCACACCGAGAAAACATCTGCCCCAGCTCGACCGGCCATCAACGATACCACATAAGTGCCAGGGAATTTTCACTTTCTCCATTGTCGTTCCCAGTACTGCATCACCGGGATTCAGCGCAATCTCGCCGGACAGCGGGTAGTACGAAACGCATCCCACACCATCAATCTTTTGCGGTTCCAGCTCCCGAAACTCATTCCCAAGCGTCAGATCATAACTCGCCGGCTGCTGATTTTCCGCGCGGTATGGTTCGATCAGGTTAATCGACCGGCTGTATTTTTCAATTAATGTGTTCCCGAGCATTCACATTCCTTTGTTATGAAATCATATAGTTTTTCGGCTGTATCAATCTTGACAAAACTATCATTCGGTATCGTTACGATGGTCATATCATCCCGCCGACCGAAATTCGTCTCATAAATCCACCATTTTATCCAAACGTTTTTATCATCCCACGCCTCTGACAGCACATCAATCAGCTTGTCGGTTTCAGTCAAGTCAAACACAAGTCCCGTGTTTGAAAAATACGGTTGGACTGCTTTTGAAAATGAACGCTGCCGCTCAAGTTGACGCCGCACAATGTTGATCAGTTTTACGAAAAAGTCTTTATCTGTCATTTTCCCTCACGGCCGCTATTTCCACATTCCACCTCTTTAATTACATTTATCATTGTTTCGACGGCGGTCTTAATTGCATCCCATTCTTCCACGTTGATACCGATCACCTGTTTGCCGCCTTCACCGTACTCCTGTTCAATTTCAAGGAACAATCCTGCCAATTCATCCGCCAGACGCACAGTTGTCGCCTTTTCGCTGAAAATCGGCTCCGATTTCGGCTTGATAATAATCGATCCTGTAATTGCGTGATAAGTCACTTTTCCACCTCAATATCCAGATAATCAAAAAGCGTTAAAACAACCCGCTCGGCCAAGTCTGCAAGAAATGCACAAACACAGATCAGCATCCCCGCCATCCCAATCAATAATATCGTCAGTTGGCAATTTGTCATATTTTCATCGGCATAATAACGTTAATAAAGTCAGAGCTTTGCGTAACCATACACGGATTTGATTCGTCTTTGATATAGATATCCACATCCGCATTGTCCAGCAATGCTAGCGCATCGAGCCAAAATTTCTGGTTGTATGCCGTATCGATATCGACACCATCACCCTTGATTTTCACACTTTCAATCGCCTTGCCCTGGTCGTTTGATGCTGCTAGCGTAATATCATTGAAAAACTTGAACCGCATACCTGCATCCGCGACAATAGAAACACGTTTTATCGCTGACATTAACGTTTTGTTATCGGCAACAATACGATGATGATTCGAGCAATCTGTTAACGCTGAAAACTCCGGGAAATCGCCCTCAAGCAATGATGTAATCGCAACATTATCGCCATGTTTTACCATCAACTTCGACCCGATGCCGATCTGAATCGGGATGTTTGTGTCGAGTGTTTTTGCAATATCGATCAACGCTGATTTCGGCACGATTGCGCGGAAATCCGGTATATCGGACACAACATCACTTTGAATCACGGCAAGCCTGCGACTATCTGTTGAGCACATCTCAACAAATCCTGACTTAGCTTGCATCAACACACCGGTTATATGTGCACGCTTCTCGTTTTTGTCTGTACTGATGTAGCATGTCTTGTTAATCATATCTTTGAACTGCATTGCTGAAAGCTCAAAAAAGCTGTAATCAGTTTCTTCCGGAATTTCAGGGAAATCGTCAGGATGGATGCCTATCAGATTGAAGTTGATAGATTTATTTTTGATATCAACCATCATATCCTGCTCAACGATTGATATCCGGTCGTCAGGGAACGCTTTGACAATTTCAAACAATTTTCTTGAATTAACGCAAATAGTACCTTCTTCTTCAATATCCGCTGGAACATATCCGACATATGCCGTATCCAGATCGGTAGCAGATATTTTCACATATCCGTCACACGTATCTATCCGAATAGCCGAAATCGCCGGTATAATTGCCTTTTTACTGGTAATTCCCTGTACTTTTGACAGAATATCGGCCATCACCAGCTTGTTTACACTAATTTTCATGTTTCACCTTCGGTAGCAGTTCGGGGTGTTCGACCTGATCAATAACAGCAGCAACAAACATCGGCCACTCAAACCAAATGTGGTTCCACCTTTGCAGTATAATATTCCGCAACGTTTTGTAATTCGTGCAAACAATCCTGCGGTAAAGAAATCCAAACGGAAAATTCAAAATTGCCTGTGTCTTCTCGCCTTTATCGATGTACTCATTTACGATATCGACAATGCGATGGTCAACGCCATGCGCACAGTCCTCAATATGCAAATGCGCATCGTTTTTTCGATGCATTGTGCTGGTAGATTGCTTCGTCATGCCAACACGATATGTATCGAACTGATCCCAGAATTTCATCGTCGCCGTAATGTCGATATGGACGTTGATCGACTCTAAAAATTTTGAATGGCCAAACCCTTTCGGTGCCAAACAAAGTGCCACGGCATGCAATCTATTAACAAGTTGAGTATTCTCCACAAAATCCGAATATTCCAGATCAGATGTCAACCCATGCGAAAGTCCCATACCAAATAATGCTTCGGAGTAACCTTCTTCTTTCAAGATTTTGATTTTCATTCCTAAAATGCGGCAAGGAAACCCCCTGAGTCTTTAGCTCAGGGGAGGAATTGCCGCCCTCCTTATAATTAAGATAGTAGCCCAGGCACCGGACATTAGCACGTTGTATTGTAGGAATAACCGTCAGATGCGTGAAGCAGCCTGCAGTATTTCCAGCTAATGCCCTGTACTGTTTTGTCCACTGTTTTAATGTTAAACGATCCGCTTTTTCTG